GTTGATGGTAAAGTCAATTCAAATATTGGACTGTTGATTTTTGGTAAAGCCATAGTATTTCTCCGGTAGTTGCATTAAAAAAATGATTAAAATGATTGTAGTGTTATGTAGTTGACCACAGATGATATCTATAACATAAAGTAACACCAAATCTCTGGTATGTATTATTTTCTTCCCATGTTGCATTCATAGGAGTCAGTGCGATAGGATACACATCGTGACAAGTATACGCTAAAATTGATGTTCCACTATCATTAAGCTGTGAAACTTTTAATTTATTTCCTTTTGCATAGTCACTGTAGTATGCAATAGTTCCAGCGTTGGGGCGGCTAAGTTTGCCAGGTTTTACAATGAAATCCATCCATTGCTCAAAGAATTTACGCTCTAGCATATCTGTTGAGCAAATAATAGATAACTGAATATCGTTGTATGTCATGTCGTATGGAAGTTTTAATGCCGTTCCTGACATAGTATCATCAGTTGTTGCAACTGTTCTTCCTGGCAGTTCAGCTTTTTCACATCTGAATTCAAACGTGCCCGAAATACTACTAAGTGCTGGCATAATATCAACATCTGCACCACTGACACCAGTTGATGCTAAAGATAACGACACTTTAAAATTGTTTGGTCTTGCTAATGTTCCAAGTTTCGTTCTTAAATTCGATATAGAATAGTCTGTTGCCATATTATGTTCTTCCTATTTTTTTGCGTGACTCTTCCCAAACACGGCCTGTGTCTGCTTTTCTGAAAGACTCTGTTGGTAGAAAGATAGCAATGTCCCATTCATTTACTTGTACTTCTAAGAATTGAGAACGCACATGACTTCTTAAATATTTTTTTAACATTGGTTTAAAGTATCTATACTTAGATGCAGACTGTAAAATGGAGTATGATATTTTGACTTTTGTTGTGTCATCATATTTTTTGTTTGTTAGTGTAGAATACAATGCATTCATTAATTTAGCACGTAAGACTGGCGGTAAATAGTGAAAGTTGATTCCTAAGAATCCATCAGAATCCATTCTCACAGGAAAGATTAACGGAAATGTGTCGTAGTATGGCAAATCATTTTTTGTTTTTGGATCATATTTGAATGCATACATATATCCAAATTCCATTGACGAAACTTTCCTCGCTTCATCGGTTCTTTTTTCAAAGACTCCAGGACTTATGTTTGACATTAATTTGCCTGCGGCCGACCTGTACCAATCCCTTGCCGCAACTGTTCTTGCGGGAATGATGCCTTGTCTAGCGCCTTGAATGAGTATGTTATCAAATATCATCTTCTATTTATCTCAAATCTTTATCGGTTATGATTTTAAATTCCCAGTTTCTTTCAATTGAGTACTTTGTTGCCGCTTCCCACTTTGCTTGATTGACACCCCATGTCATTACTTCATTGATGAATCTTCTAGTTGGTTTACCATTGGGTGTGTTTTTTCTGACTGGAGGGCGTGTTTGTATATCTGGCTTGACTTCAATCAATACAGATTTTATTTCTCCGTTCTTGTCTCTATATTTCATCCAGAAATCGACAAAGTATCTGTGATATCTATTGTCAACAGGAGACACATAAGGCACAACAACTTCTTCAGAAGACCATTCAAGTATAGATGAAGTCTCATCACAATACACCATGAATCTTCTTTCCAACAAACTCCGATACGTAATGTTTGTTGGGTTACCTTTGTACTTTTGATAGTTTTTAGGTTTAAATTTACCTTTGTATGACATAAATAGAATAATGATTAATAGAAGGAAAATCAATGCCAAGTCGCACAGTACCATTTTTAGTTAATAAAGGAGCAGGAGTATTTCCGCAAACTGGCGGAATTCTTGTTTTTGGTTCCGATTACGCACACTCTGATTTTGTTTCAACTATGGCAAGATTTGAATTTTACACATCCGATGGACAGACTCGCACAGCGGCACCAGCAATATTTATACGCATGGGAGGACCATTTCAAACACAATTGGCTAGTTCATACAACGAAACTGCAAATATGTTTGGTACACCAGGTAGTGATTTTAATAAAGACTCAATGTTGAAATTATTAAAAGGTGGCGCCGATTCAATCTATAAACAAATTACAGGTGGTCTTGCCGGTGCCGCTGGATTTATTGGATCTGCTGGACTGTCAGGAAAAGCCCAATATGAATTTGCGACAAGAACTGCACTTAATACATTTAAACAATTAACATATGGTGGTCCATCATTTAGAAAATTCAGTTTACCGTTTACAATGAAACCTACAAGTAAACAAGAAGCCGAGACTATGATGAAAATTATTAAAACATTTAGGGTATCGGCAGCCGCAAAAGGAGCAGGCTCAGTAGGATTAAATACAACTGCGGCGGCAGGTGCTGATATAGTGGATCTTGCAAATTTGCAGGGTGAAGATTTGACAAACGCCCAGAGAGCGAATGCTGAGGCTCAGGCCGCGGCATTAAGCAGTGAAGATTTAAAAAACATAGGTATAAGTGACGGCGGTGCTGGCATAGAGGGCATATCAGTATCCTCAAATGTTATTAGTTTTGGATATCCAGATATGTGTCTGTTTCAAATATTAATAAAAAAAGGCAACTCAAATGCAGAATCACTTTCAACAGTTTTTGAAAGTGCGCTTTGTGTAATAGAGAATGTTGCGATTGATTATGGGTCTCAAAACAAAATGGTTTTCTTTGATCCTGGCACTGGTTCGAACACTTATTATCCAGCCGAAGTTACACTTACGATTTCTTTAACAGAAACAACGCTAACAACAGCTGGATCAGTTACTGAAGATCACAATCAAGCCACTTCAACAATTTTCTAATACATATGAGCATATTCACATACTATCCTAAAATTGCGTACAAAGTAGACGATTACAATTTCCTACAAGCAATTGACATTACTATCGTCAATAAGATAAAAAAATATCTTACGGAATATAGAGGAATTTCATATAGTCCTTACGTTGTAGCTGACGGAGAAAAAGCCGATTTTGTTTCGTACAAATTCTATAACAATCCAGGATATGATTGGGTTATATTATTAACAAACAACATTCATAGTATCTATGACGATTGGCCTAAAAGTTCAGAAACATTCGAGCAATACATAATTGAGAAATATGGTAGCACAACAACCGCAATGAATACGACAAAATACTACTATGATGTATATGACAATATAATAGATGTAGAAGAATATGCAAATTTATCGGCTGCAAATCGCAGTTCTATAAATGCATATGAATGGGAATTGGACTTAAACACAAGCAAGTCTAGAATTAAAATTCTAAATTCAAATTTAATAGGATCAGTAGAATCTGGAATACAATCTATCATGTCCAAACCAATAGTATAATATATGGCAAACATTTATTATAATTTACCTTATCCATTTGGAAAAATTACAGACAATGTTGGATTTGAGAGTGCGCCTTTAAGTCTAAAAACAAAAGATTCTGTAGGCAGAAATCTCGGTGGAAATTTCGTAATAAACGAAATATCCATTACGACAAGACAGGGACAAAAGCTATCCTTGTTGGATGCGTTTGAAACTATAAGCATCGATGAGCATATGTTTTCGTCTGCCGTTGTGGGTTCTATTACCCTAATAGATGTTGGCGCTGGCATAGAAAAATTTCAACTTCAAGGTGGAGAAAAAATAACTTTAAAATTGTCAAAACCAACAACAAATGAAATATTACTTTGGCGAGAAGATTTTATCATAAACAAGATTGGCGCACATGTGGTTAACATTACCAATCTTGCTTCAAAATATACTTTGTACTTTACTTCTAGAAGTTTTGTAAATTCTACAAAAAAGAATTTGTTTAAAAGTTACAAAGGTAATGTTGCAGATACTATATTTTCTATTTTCTCTGAAATGTCTAACAATGATTTAATGTTAGATGATCCTAAAATTACTTTACAGAAACCTTTTATATCTACGGGATTGATGCCACACAGAGCGATTGAAGAATTGGCACAAAGATCATGCTCGAAATCTAAATTCTTTTTGTTTTTTGAGAGATTATTTCCTGTAGTAGGCACATACGGAAACGGAAGCACATTTGCAGCCACTCATTATTTTGGTAGTTATGACAAGTTAATAGCAGACTCTAATTTGTCAGGAGGAGGGCATGACGTATATTTTATGCCAAACGAAGATGGACAAATTGAATCAAGCATAATTCGCACATCAAGACTAACGAAAAAAGATAATTTTAATCACATTGAACTGCTGACAAAAGGACATTACAGTAGCACAATAACATCTTTAGATCCAATTAAAAGAAATTCAAAAACAACTAGTGTGGGATATGCAAATAATGCAACGCAAGATTTTTACTCAAATAAACTTTTAGATGCAAACAATATATTCAGTATGTACAGCACTGTTAATGGAGAAACACCAGGAAGAAGACTTGTTTTTAATTCTGAATACTTTAATGATCCTATTCAAAGAGAATCTTGGTTAAGAAGTAACATTTTTGGTAGTTTATCTAAAATTATGTTTAAATTAGACATTGACATTCAAGGCGCAACAAACAGTATTGGCACAGGACATGTAATCAATCTTGTGATTCCTAGTGGACTTGACAAAACACTACTTCCTTCATCATCAACGCCTATTTTAGATCAGTATCATGGCGGTAAGTATTTTGTTTCTGGAGTTAAACACACTATCACACTCTCAAGTTACATAAAAAGATTGGAATTGACTAGAGGTTCAATTCCAATAGATTTGAATAAAAATAATCTGACACAAGAAGATTTGTCAGAACTAAAATATCTTTAACTAAAGGTCATTTCAAATGAGTTTAAAACTTAAATTTTCAGAATATGTAGAGTTAAAGGACTACAAAGCAAGTCAACTTGTAGAGAAGCAAATTCTTTATAACAATGGTGCAAAGTATGGGCAGATTGTGTTCCTTGCTGGCGGCGCAGGTTCGGGTAAAGGATTTGCTGTTCAGCATTTTATGCAAGGATCTGAGTTTAAAATACGTGACGTTGATGAATTGAAGATTGCATTTCAAAAGTTAGATGCACTTGGTAAATTCACAACCCAAAACTTGCTAGACAAGTATGGCGACAAGATTTCTGAGAAAGATAAAGAACTTATTCAAAGAGAATTGACTGACAAGAATTTAAAGATGGGTCAATTGAATTTGAAAACGCCAACACACGTTTATATTCTACACGTTCTTATTCGTGCAACTGACGTAAAAAACAAGACGTTAGACTTAATGCTTGCTGGCGCTGAAAAGGGACAATTACCAAATCTTATTTTTGACAGCACATTCAAAGAAATTTCAGACATGACAGATGTTTTGCCAAAACTGTTTGCCGCTGGATATGAACCAAAGAACATTCACGTATCATGGGTTCTGACTAACTATCAGATTGCAATCAAGAATAACAAATCAAGAGCAAGAGTTGTGCCAGAGGATATTCTGCTTGCTACTCACGCAGGTGCGGCACAGACTGTATATAACTTAGTGACAACGGCAATGCCACCCTCAGTGCAGGGAGGTATTTATGTGATTCTAAATAATCCAGAGAATACAATTTTTATAGTTGATCCGCAAACAAATAAAGCATATAAAGACAAGAAGGGCAATCCTGTTATCAAAGACTTCAAGTACTTGGTACTTAAAGAACCAGGAAAGCCGGCTAAAAAGGAACTAGATGTGAAAAAACAATTACTTACTTGGATTAAAGATAACGTTCCTCCAGGCGCAGTAGACACATCAGAATTAGACAGACTATGAAAAAATTTAAAGAATTTATACAAGGCACTACTCTTACACAAGAAGAGTGGGAAGAAGAAGTTTTTGGTCCAAAATCAAGTGAGACACTAGAAAAGCCATTAGACGAATCGGATTCAGACCAAGAAAAAGAAAACATGAGTTAATTGATGAAAAATTTTATTGGTCAAGATGGATTTGTTTGGTGGATTGGAATCGTTGAAGATATCAACGATCCTCTGACGCTTGGCAGATGTAGAGTGAGATGCTTTGGATATCATCCCGCAAAGTCAACTAATCTAGTTCCGACTGAAGACTTACCATTTGCGTTATCTATTCATCCTTTGAATACACCAAACCTCTACGGAACTCCTAGAGTTGGTGAATGGGTTTTTGGTTTCTTCTTAGATGCGCTGTCTGCACAAGAGCCTGCAATCTTAGGATATCTTCCTGCAATTCCAGAAGCCGCTTCATCGTATTTTGGCACACCATCAAGTTTGACTAGAAACTTTGCAAGCGTTGTTGATAAAAATGATATTTTGTGGGAAATAAATAATGCTAAGATTAGAATAGCAAATACAAGCAATGTAACAATACAATCTTCAAACAATATCACTATCAACGGCAATGATTTTTCGATTGAGTCTTCTAACAATAGTGTTATAACTTCAACTAAAAATTTAACTCTAAACGGAAGTAATAATTTAATTCTTTCCGATAGTGCAAATACCACTACACTCAGCGCATTGCTTTTGAGAATATCAACGATTGAAGAAAGATTGAATAGCCCAACGACTGCAATAGTACCCAATACAGCAATCACAGTTATAACAGATATCTAAAATCACAGTCTACACAGTAATATAACATACTGTCAAGCAAAAGTCAACATTTTATAAGGAAATAATAATGACAAATCACGAAAACTTAGTAAATTTATTTGAATCATATCTTGCAGAGAATGACAAATTTCAAAACAAGGGCAACAAATCAGCTGGTACTAGAGCAAGAAAAGCACTAGCGGAGTTTACCAAAGCCGCAAAAGAACGTAGAAAAGAAATACAAGACTCTAAAACGGCAGAATAAACAACATAAATAAAAGAAAAAAATGGCAGATATCGTATTTTACAAAGACCTTGGACTAGATTTCACACCTCATCCTGTGAGTGGTGACGTTCGTCCGATCACAAATGAAACTGCGATTAAAAGGTCTTTGATGAATCTGATTAGAACCAGAAAAGGAACTAGACCATTTAACCCAGAATACGGATGCGACATATCGGATTATTTGTTTTCTTATCAACCAGGATTTTCAGAGTATGAAATGCAAAAGACAATAATTGATTCTATTAAGAGGCACGAACCTAGAGTTTCTGTCAATCAAGTTAATGTTACGTTTGATGAAAACGATGTTAAAATAGACATATCGTATATTATAAGAAATATTAACCAATTTGCATCAATATCAACATCGTTAACGAGGGCGGCATAAAATGGCCATAGACAATAATTTAAGAGTAGACGAACTCAACTTTGAGGGTATTAAAACCAACTTCAAAAAATATTTACAGTCACAAGATCAATTTAGAGATTATAATTTTGATGGTGCTGGTATCTCTGTTCTTCTGGACTTGTTGGCATATAACACGTATTACAATTCTTTTTATCTCAATATGGTTGCTGGAGAGGCTTTTCTTAGCACAGCCCAAAAAAGAAACTCTATTGTAAATTTAGCAAATTCTTTAGACTATGTGCCAAGATCAACTTCGTCTGCATCAATTTCTGGAACTTTAACATTAACTGTGAGTGGTTCTCCTGCAAGTATTAACATTCCAGCATTCACTCAATTTTCTGGGTCAATTGATGGTAAATCTTATATATTCTCAAATGTTGAATCAAAAACTATTTTTTCGGCAAGCGGTGTGTATTCGGGGAGCATCACTTTAAAAGAAGGCTCTGACATAACAACACGCTACAGCGTTGTGTCGGCCGATGCAGATCAAAGATTTTTAATACCAAATTCAAAAATAGACACAACAACTTTGGTAGTCACAGTTTTAAACTCTTCTGTTGACAGCACGACACGAACTTTTACACTAGCTGAAAATATAGTTGAATTAGATTCATCTTCTTTAGTTTATTTTTTACAAGAAACTGAAGATGGACAGTACGAAATAAAATTTGGTGAAGGCACATTTGGTGTTGCGCTAGACAATGGAAACATTGTTGTGATTAGATATTTGGTTTCTAGTGGCGCATTGGCAAATGACATAAATGCACTCACATATTCCGATTCAGTTGCAGGTGTTCTTTCTGCAACATTTACCGCTACTGATCCAGCTGTGGGTGGTGCAGAAAGAGAAACACCAGCACAGATAAAATTCAATGCTCCAAAATCATATGAAGCACAGAATCGTGTAGTGACTGCTGATGATTATAAAACATTACTGTTAAGTCAACCGACCGTTAACTCTGTTGTCGTATGGGGAGGTGAAGATAACGACCCACCAACTTACGGAAAAGTATTCATTGCAATTAAGCCAACAGTGGGTGATGTATTAACTGCAACAGAAAAAATAAATTTAATAAGTTCTGTTATCAAACCTAAAAAAGTTTTAACAATACAAACCGAAATTGTTGATCCTGATTATGTGTACATTGAAGTTACTACGTCAGTCAATTACGATGCGAAAAAAACACCTTTAACTTCCGATACGATTAAATCTTTAGTATTGGCTACGATTCAAAATTATAGTTTAACTGACTTAGACACATTCGGAACTTACTTTAGATATTCTAAATTATCTAGACTAATTGACGTTTCTGAAAGATCAATCTTAAGTAGCGTCACTACAGCGCAAATGATAAAAGAAGTTGACGTTCAATTGGGTGTGGGCACACGATATGAGATTAATTTTTCAAATGCAATTGACAATGCAACAGATGGCAGACCAACAACTCAGTCATTTGGTGTTGGTAATAAAATCACATCCAATGAATTTACTTTCGGTGGATTTTCAAATTGCTTTTTAGAAGATAACAATGGTATAATTCGTATCTACAGAGTATTAGGCATCGAAAACGTTGCGGTGTCTGTTAATGCCGGGTCAATTAATTACAATACGGGTAAGATTATATTAACTAACTTTGCACCAACTGCGTTCAGTGATGGCGGAACAACATTAAAAATAACTGCGGCACCTCAAAATAAAGACATTCTTCCACTGAGAGGACAAATATTATCAATTAGAACTGCCGACATTGACATAACTATGGTTGACGATAATTCCCTTAGTTTGGTATCAAGATAACGTATAAAAATGTCAGATTCTAAATTTAAACCATCATTTGGTATAGAGACAATACTTTCAGGAGACCTTGCGGCCGATTCTGAAAAGTTTTTGTTGTTTATGAAGTCATACTATGAGTGGATGCAAACTTCAAAAATTGAATTTACTGACAAAGTTGGTACATTTCAACGTGGTGAAACGATAGTTGGTGCAACTGTTGGCGCAACTGCAAAAATTAAAGAGATTGGCATTGCCAACGACTTAACTGTTTCGATTGAAACTAGAGTTCCGTTTAATTTGTATGAAACTGTAACTGGTCAAACTTCTGGTGCAACTGCAAAAATAAGTTCTGTTGTAGATAATGTTGTACGCAGATCAGGAAAATTATTAGACTATCGTAATATCGAAACATCAATAGATACTTATGTAGATTATTTAAGAGAAGAATTATATCCTAGTATTCCAATAACATATTATGGAAACAAAAGATTAATTGCATCAAAATTTAGAGAGTTCTTTCAATCTAAGAGTAACGAACAGTCTTACAGATTCTTGTTCAAACTTTTATATGATGAAAACATTGACTTTTATTATCCAGGAGAAGATATTCTCCGTATATCTGATGGTAACTTTGAAAAGACGCAAGTCATCAGAACAATTGCTGTATCTGCCGACAATAGAGATATCTTCTTATTTTTGAATAAGACTATTCGTGGGCAAACTTCTAATGTTCTTGCAAACGTAGTTGATATTAAAAAATTCTTTATTGGTTCGCTAGAAGTCGCTGAGATGACACTCAAACTTGTGAGTGGAACATTTGCCGCAGGTGAAGACATTGCTGACATTGATGATGAAGATTTATCTACAACAATTTATGGTATTATATCAAGTGTCACAATTGTTGATGGTGGTTCTGGATATGAAGACGGCGATATTATCACGATTACTGGTAATGGCTCAGAGGCACAAGCTAGAGTTTCATCGATTAAAGAATCTCCAATTACTGCATTAACTGTAAACACAGTTGGACATGGATATCAATTAAATACTAACGCAACCATTGACAATAGCGGAACTGGTGGTAGTGGATTTCT